TATGAACGCATTAAAAAACTTCGTGGACATGGGCGGTAAAATAACCCGACAAGTTGGAAATCACATCTTTGGATTTGATGGCGGCATGGGTAATTATGAGGTGTTAGCTTTTGACGCTAACACGGGCGACTTAATCAAAGCAAAATCAATTCAGAATAACCAAATGGCAGACATTAACAGTGTTAATGACGTGTATGATTTTATCTTTGGCACACCAACAGCGCCAGACTTTACCAACGTATTAAACTAACCACCAACTAAAAACAAACAGGATAACACAAAATGTTTACAATATCGGACAATACACAACCTATTATCAAAGTAGTAATAAAGGTGGCGCTCTAATGCGTCGCCTCATTCACTACATCAAATGTACACTATTATTTATTGCCGTCTATCTGCTACTGGTAGCGATAACGGTCTAAGGGGGATTGTTATGAAACTATATATTTGTAGCTACAACAACGAGGATACGCCAGACTTTGAAAGTGAAGTGTTTGAGTGCTGGGCTGACGATAGCGACCACGCAAAAGAACAATGCCAGAACGCCTATCCAACAGCTTTTATCGCTGAGGTGTATCTTGCAGATGACGAAACAATCAACTAATCACTCTATAAAGGAGAACTAACAATTATGGCATTTTCCACACTACAACAGAAGCTAAACGAGATTGAAGCACTACCTGCTTACAGACAAATTATGGCGGATAGTTACGGCGGCATTATGTACGACGTAGCCAACCGCTACAAGTACGACATAGCCGAACTGTTTACATTATGGCACAAGCTAGACGCTAACGAGCAAGACATCGCGGGCGGTATTATGGGCGGTGCAATTGACTTTTTAGAAGGTGCAATCTAATGGAGGCATACTTAAAAGACAACTGGTCAGCACAATTTCAATCTGACTTTGACGCATTGCCAAAACTGATAAAAGAACTATCGGGCGACCTATTTGAAATAAAATGGTACAGTGGCGGCCTAGAGTGGGAGCTTGAGCATAATATCCTTGGCACAAAAGAAAAGGCCAAGGCTCTAATGATTGAGCTAGGTAAACTAACCCCACATCAAAACAATCTAATTTATCACGCATACGAGGCTTAGCTATGTATCGCTATAAACTACCCTTTATTAAATTACTAACCTGGTACAAAGTGGAACGTATCCGCTTATCTATCAAAGAAAAGAGGACAAAATGAAAGCAACTTTTTCGGAAGATAATGGCCTAACTATTGCACGGATAATGCGCCAAGCAGGCGTCAAACCAACCGAGTTTAAGGTGCAATTAGTCATGGAACGACTACGACAACTGTATAACTTTAATTTTGAGCAAGATATTATCGACGCTCTCAAGGAAGACGAGGATGTAAACTAATGACCACCGTATCAAAAGACGACGTAAAAGCAAAGCTAAAAGAACTCAAGCAGATAGATAGCTGGAAAGACGAGCTAAATGTCTGGGACGTAACCAACCGCCTCTCAATCATCGCCCGAAACGCTATGGAGCAAGAGGCTGACCCTATTGAACTCGTCGCAGCCCTCGTCTGGGCAGAGCAGACCATTCAACTCATGCGGAGTCGCGACGACGAGAAGTCCCAAGCTATCCGCCAACTACTAAGCCAAGACTTAACGATGAAACTAGAGGAGGCATAACTATGTTTAGTATATCTATGTTCGATAGTTTTTCAGACGACCAGATGAGCGAAGCCGAGCCAATCGACCAAGTGGAGGACATGGAGCGCCACCAGGCGTTTACCGATGCCCTTGATAATAAAGAAAGGACGACCATGAACAACAATACTACAGCAATCAATATTATAGGCCAAGACGAAGACGGCTTCTATACAGATAGTGGCTATGTATCAGACGAAGTGGCTGAAAATCTAGGCTTTCAAAAAGAGCAACCAACCGAGGTAGGTGATGAAAATTAAGGCAAGCAGTTTATATTGGACAACCAACAATGGCGAAAAGCTACGCGTCACCGATATGCAGTCTAGCCACATACAAAACTGTATTAAGATGCTACAACGAACGATTGCCACTCGTCCTAATGAATATGCGTGGGGAGAGCCAGACGGAGATATGGCCCTAGACGCATTTAACAGCGGGATTAGACATAACGACAGCATCGAACAGGATATGAAAAATCAAATAATTGTATTTGAAAAAGTATTAGAACACCGGGGCGAATAACCAATCGGCTTTATGGCCTGGTGTTGGGTGGGGAGATTGCCCTCGACCTGCCTAACACTGGCCTATAAAGCCAAATAAAATAAAAAACGGTAGTAATACCAGAAAGAACAACTAAAATGTCAAAAGAAATCAAAGAACGTAAACAATCAGCCCCCAAAACCATCAAAGTTAAAACCCTCGTTATTGGGATTGCTGTCACATTAGCTATCATCGCATCATTTATTGGCGGTTGGGTAGCTCGCAGTACTGACCAGAATCGAGTACAGGCTGAAGCAAGCGCTTTGGTCTCACAGTTAAAAATCAGCGAGTAATCAAGGCTGTAGTTACTCAAGCCCCCACAGTCAACGTACCTTCACAAGTTGAGCAAGTTACCGAACCAGTTGTTGCAGTCGCTCCTGAGCCTCCTACGCAAGCCGTAGGCGTATCAGAAGCCGAGGCCAAGGCATTGGTTTATCACCACGAAAGCGGCAATGACCCAACTGCTATTAACCCAAGTAGTGGAGCCTGTGGAATCGGGCAAAGCCTCCCTTGTAGTAAATTACCGTGTAGTCTGACTGATTATAACTGTCAGGACAATTGGTTTACAAACTACATGGTTGGTCGCTACACTACCTGGGCAAGTGCCTGGAATTACTGGAACTGTATCGGGCAATGCTCGAACAACTACGGTACAATCACTAAAACGAATACTTGGTGGTAATATAAAAGTAACTTAACAATCAAGATGACTAGACCCCTAACCGGTCATGCGTGGGGATAAACGTGCTAGCGGAATAACTCGAAAGAGCAATCTAGTTGTCTTGAATGTTTAACAATTCAGGTTATAGAGTAAGCTGGCTAATTGAAAGACTTGTTACTTAGCACTATATGCTTTAATCACTAAACTAATGAAAGGATTTATATGAGCAAACTAGACGAAATTGTAAGCAATGAATATAACGTCACTTACCACGTATTGACTGGTGAAGAACAGAGGAAACTCTGGGTTACTTTTCAGCCTAAAGTTAAGCAGCAAATTAAAAACCTCATGCTAGAACTGATAGGCGACGTCGAACAGCGCGAAACAGAGGATATGACCCTCAAGTCGTGGACACCTGATGACTACAAGGCGTTCGGTAAAAATGAATTAAAAATAAAGTTACGCCAGAAAGTAGAGCAGCTATGACCAAGAAGAAAATAACCCGTATCAAAATTAAAGTGTACGAAAAGCTATTACCTGGTGAGCTATTAGACCTTGAAACTATTGGCGCAACCTATGAATTAAAAAATAATGACGTGTACCGAATAAGTTACGTCAATTTATAAAGAAAGAAGAACCTTAAAATGAAAACAACCAAGACAACCACAATCTTACTTGCCGCTACTGGTGCGCTGATTATCAGCCTCCTTATTATCGGTGTTCAGCTAACTAGCCGTGCACAGGGACTTGTTCCCCGAGTGGCAACAGATACATGCCTCATTATGAACGCTTGTGTCCCTATTAACTAAAAAGAAAAGAGACACTATGTTACTCCCAAGATTAACCCCTGCCCAGAATATCAGTATCATCAGCCCCCGCTACCGAGATAAAACCATTCTGATTGCCAAGTACAAGGTAGGAACGCACAACATCGTAACCTTTACTAAAGCCAAGAGCCTGCCCGATAGCTATTACTTATCAGGCGCAACCATTGCCAAGTACCCGCTCGATACCAACGGCAAGATTGCTTGCTATGCGGTTGCCCAGGACGAACTTGTTCTGTTTGAAGGTCGCATCTAAGTGTTTTTGAGGTCAGTGCATGGAGTTTATGGAGTTAGTCAGTGGGAAGATTACGCTGATAACTACGAGAAGTCCCTCAAGAACAAGCAAAATATGATTTGTGTCTACACTGGTGCTATCGAGTGCATTGGATTACTTTCGCAGCGGGGGAGAGTAATCGCATCTCGTGGCATTGATGTAGCGCAACTTCAGTACCTCATCACCAACGGCTACATACACTAACAGATACCTATTGTGTTATAAGCGCAAAAGGATTACAATATAAGCAGAACTACTTAAAATGAAAGGAACCTACCAACATGATTAAGCAATTATCAGACCAACCAATGGAAGACGTGATGTTACACGTCAACGATACCGATGCTAATGGAGATTACCCAGGCCAAGCCCTCTACGAAAGAGAGCAAGCCGAACGACAATGGGAACTATCTAAGTATTCAGACCAAGAACTGCGCGAGGAAATCGACCGTCGCTTGTTTGAACCATTTAATAAGTCACTACTTGAACTCCGCGCAACCGTGGACAAGTTTAACGGCTATACGCCAGACCGCCCCTTCTAATGAACGAGGTAAAACTCTATAACGGTGAGGTGACTATTCTCTTTAATGAGGGTAGCCACCGCTACACCGTCAACGGTGAGTTTGTGGCTGGGGTCACAACAATCCTCGGAACCATCAACAAACCCCTCTTAATGGGATGGGCTGCGGCAATGGCTGCGGTTGATTTCAAAGAGTCAGTTGCCCGTGCTTTGGCAGAAGGTGCCCAAATCAATGACAAGTGGCTCAAGAAAACAACTGAAGCAAGTAAGATTGCCTACACTAAGCGAAGTGATAAGGCCAAAGACCTGGGACACGTTGTCCACAGTTTAATTGAATCTTACCTGTTAAGTGGAAAAAGGCCTTTAGCTCCCTCGGTCCACGCGCAGCTACTGGTGGATAACTTTATCGCCTGGTGGGGAACTGCTGGCTATGAAGTCCTTGGGGTGGAGAAAGTCGTCTACAGCCGTCAGTATAACTACGCGGGAACCTATGACATCAAACTACGCCACAAAGCGACAGGAAGAATCGTGGTAGTTGATAACAAAACAACCAAGCGAAGTTACCAAGCTCAGTCTGGTATCTACCTCGAATACCCTGCTCAACTGGGAGCCTACGCCCTGGCCGATGAGGAAGAATCCGGTCAAAAGGTCGATGACTTAATGTTGATTAACCCCGATAAAGAGTACGGACAAATCCAAGTCGTCCTGATGAGTGAGTTAGGGCTGTCGGTTGACCAATGCAAGCAAGCCTTTTTAGACGTCTATGCAATGTACTCAGCCCTCAAACCAATTGAGTTTCGCCTCAAGCAACAGAACACAATGAAAAAGGGCGCGTGGTATGCAATGAGTACCACTTCAAAGTTGGACCCTGATGCTTGATTACCTACTCGCTGGAATAATACTAATAATACTGGCACTTGCCCTTAGATGGGGCTTGTCAGAGTAAGGAGAAATAATATGCCACAAGATTACACTATAGTAGAACTGACCCCACGAGGAACTGTGGATAATTATGGAAATCAACAGGTTACCGTCAAGTTCGCTGAATACCCAAATCAAGTCTACGCAGCGTTTAAGACTATGCCTGCAATTGGCACAAAGAAATGGGGAACAATTAAGACTGATGGTGGCAATGGTCCCGCCTTTAAGTCTGCTAAAAAAGAGTTCAATGGCGCACCACAAGGCGGTTTCGCTCCACAAGCTACCCAACAACGTTCAAATACTCCTAAAAAGAGTGATGACGAGCGTTCTAAGGACATCAGGTGGGGTTTGTGTCTGAAGGAGGCAAACTTATATGTCTCTAAGACTCGGGCTGACCTAGACGCTCCTACGTGGTCAAAGGAAGTGGTGGAATATGCCTCTGCCTTGTATGCAGTCAGCTCAGAACCAACTCAGCCACCCCAAACTGCCCCAGAATACGACCAATTACCTGACGACATGCTGGAAAACCATGGCCTAACTCCTGAAGAATTAACTGAGATTCCATTTTAGCTATGGCTGCGATTACTTTAACCCAAGCCCTTGATGGCATTGCCAGTGCCGAGTCACACCTTGCCAGCCGAGAAGCGATTAACAGCCCCTCAGTTATTAGTGCTCACATGTACCGTCTTGGCCAGTACACTTCAGCCCTTGAAAAGATTCTAGGTGATTGCGAACAGGAGTATGAAATCAAGTGGGCACAAGCCTACAAAGAGGCAACTGCCCCGAGTCCTTCAGCTGATGGTAAAACTGTTAAAGGGTTATCAGCCACTGCTGCGGAGCATAAAGCCAACATCGACACTGCTGAGGACAAAGGTAACATTAAAAAGTTGAACCGCTACGTGTCATCCTCATGGCGCAATCAAACCGGTGCGATGGCTCGTATCAACCATTTGGCCCAAGAGCAAAAGAGTGGCGGTGTGTAATGATTACGCTTTCACTCGATATAGGACACGACGACCCAACGGGCATCTGCATCATGGACGGTGACAAAGTACTATACCTTGGAACTGATACAGAAAAGATAAAGGACTTCAACTACGAAAAAGTTATCGTGAGCGAGCAGGTAACTGAGCAGCAACTCGCGGAGATACTCCATGAAGACCGCTAAACAACTGAGTGCTGAAAAGAAAGCTCGTAGTCTGCTCCGGAAAGACCCTGACCACTTTGCCAAACTCGCAGCCAAAAGAAAAGGAACTAAAAATCCTAACATGGCTCGCCCCCAAGATAAAGAAAAATCTGCCCGAGGTGGGCTTAATCGAGGAAACTCAATGCGCGAACAAACCAGACGACAGCGAAGTAAAGAATTAGAAGAAAAGCTCCGAGAGGTAAAAGACGACGAGCCGACCAAGGTAGTGCACAAGAAAAAACGTGACGCCAAAATCAAACAAGACATTAACTGGGAAACAGAAAATGAAGGAGTATGGGATAATGAAGAGACAACAAACCTGGACAAATGGAGCTAAAACCGAACTAGACCAGTCAAGAGCCTACCAACTATTAACGATTGCCCGTAATGAGTTTGAGCTAGATGCTCAGACTGACCTTTTCAAAGACGGGGAACTCAGGAGTGCAACGTATGCCATCATTGAAGCCCTACCAAAAAAGTACCGTAAGAAAATCCCTAATGGGTCGTTTGTGGACATCGCGTCCATCATACTGCTTCAGAAGGCATCAACGGGCTACCAAATTGGCCTCCAAGCAGGACTGGATAAAGCATATCAAGCTCCAGCCCCACAGACGGCTAAAGAAGCGTGGATTCTTGACCACCCCGAGGAAGCCTAATGGCTCAGGAAAACAAGACTTGTAGTATTTGTAGCGAACTTGGTCATTCGAAGTTCTACTGTAAAAAGAAACCACTCAAACCCCTTAAACGAACAGTGATTGCTCGCAAGGTAACGGTTCTGGGGGAGAAGCCAAAGAAGAAGCCCAAGACCGCCAACCAAAAAGCTAAGGATGCTGCGTGGGATGCCTTCTCTGCCTATATCCGGACACGAGATTGTCTGAGGTTCACGGGCGACCCAACTGAGGGGATGTGCGTAACCTGTAAAAATAGCTACCCCTATAAACGACTTCAGGCCGGGCATTTTATCTCTGGTCGAGGCAATGCAGTGCTATTCGATGAACGAGTGGTCTTTACCCAGTGTTACCAGTGCAATGGTAATCCTCCCTATGGGAAAGGTGGTAACTACGTCGAGTACTTCCGCTTTATGTTAGATGAGGTCGGACTAGAAAAGATTGACGAGTACCGTCACTTAAAGGGTTCAACTATGCAGTATAAACTGCACCACTTCCAAGAGCTTGAAGTGAAGTTCAAACTAAAACGACAGGAGCTACTAAAATGACCCGAGCTGAGAACCGACACAATGGGGGCTTGATTGCAAGGGATAAACTCCTGGCGCGTGACCCTGACTACTATTCTAAGATAGGGACGATTGGGGGAAAGCTCGGGGTTAAAGAAAACCTAGCTGAAAACCCTGACTTTGCTGCCAAAATCGGCTCCCAAGGGGGAAAACGCTCCAAACGGGGATACAAGTTTATCAAAGAAACTCGCTATAGCTGGATATACCGCAGATTATCTAGTGGTGAAGAAATTAAGTTTTCTAAAAAGGAGCAGTTATGAGTAAAATTATCGACGAGATACTGAAGAACTACAAAGGCTCACTATATCAAGCGGTGAATGCTTACGGCCAGCATAGGTTTAATGTCGAGGATGCGTCTTTTAAGGAAACCAAAGCCGACCTTGTCTCTCTTATAGAGGAGGTGATAGGAGAAGATGAGCTGTCACCAGAGATACCAGTGAATGATTACTACTGGCGATTTCGCAACGAACTGCGAGCCAAACAACGCAAACGCCTCAATACCCTATTAAAAGCAGGAAAGGACACAAGTAAATGACCACCCCTAACACACCAGAGCAAGAGAAGCTACAAAGTGACGAAGAGACAGAACCACTAAGTAACTGCTGCGGAGCCAACCCGCAAGGTGAAGTCGTAGGCATGGAAGGGCGTTGCGCTGACTGCAAAGAGATGGCGCTATTTTCTACCGAGGAGGAGATTGAATAATGAACGAATCAGACCGCATAACAGAAATACTAGAGAAGTACGGAGAGTACGCAATATTGAAAGATAGCAACATGTTTAATGTGGCGTCGATGGATTACGAGTTCCCTGGTGAGTTGAGTCTTACCAAAGCCAAAGCACAGATTGAACAACTTCTCTCCACACAGGATAGAGAAAGTCGGATAGATGAGAATGACTACCATTGGCTTCGTCAGAGGGCCATAGAACACGAAGCAAAGACTGGTGGCGTCAGCGGATACTTCTTGAAACGAAAAGAATCTCTCGCCCAGCTATCCCCCACATCAGTAGAGGAGAAGACGTAAATGAGTGACGAACTATTTGAGCTATGTAAGGAAGTGTATGAGCGGACTGGATGGCGACCGCTTGCCCCAGAGGGGACAACAGTGTCTTACTGGGTGCAGCACGATGACGAGTACGACCTTGAATATGGAGCTGTCGGCTTACCTATTGACGGCGGCGTTACTCCTCTCTACACCTCTGACTACCTACTAGAGAAGTTGCCACCTCATATTAAGTTGGAAAAGACCAATCGTTACTATGCTATTTGGTTAGACGATGAAGACGACATCAAGGGACACGCTTTTGGCGATGATATAAGCCCACTCAAAGCCCTCTTAAAGCTCGTAATCGCCTTACACAAGGCACGAGAACTCACCCATGTTCGATAGCTACTCAGACGACAGTGCTAGTGAGATGGAGCCAGAACAATCATCACTAAAAGGTAAGGCAATAAAGGAGTAATAGTAATGAGTACTGAATATGATGAGCTATTGAGCGAGCTACGTTCTGGCACAATAAACTTTGACGATGAGGCTATTGCACTTATCCAATCCCACACAGATAAAGCGGTATTAGAGGCTAAGAGAGATACAATCTCAGATATGATAATAGAATGTTACAACCACGATAATCCTATTGATATAGCTGAGGAATTACACGAAGAACGTAGAAAAATTGAAGCCGAACTAAATAAGCTAATACATAAGGAGGGGGAGTGATGAAAATACTTGTTAAATTGTTCTCACTATATGTTAAACATTTTGTGAACAAACCGTATTGCATAGACTGTAAAGAGCAGATGGAGTATGAAGGATATATGGTGGCTATCGCTTCGGTAATACCCACAACTAAACGAAGAATACTTGTTTTTCGATGTGACGAAGATGATGTTGAGACTCATATATCACCAGATGGCACATATCGAGTATGGAGGGATGGGACGTTACTATGAGCCAAACCCCAACCCCCTATACTATAAAAGTGAGAGAGATATTTGAGAGATTATATCGTATTTCCGCCGATGTTGAGGCTACAAACGAAACTGGAAGATATAAGTTTACTGGCGTTGACCAAGCCCTCCACCAACTAGAGAGACTTGTGCTTGATGATGTGATTAAAGAGGATGAGGTGTTTATAGATATACCAGTTGTAAATAACTTAGGCGAAGTTACTCAGATTATAGATGGCAGTAGTTACACGCCGTACATGGTAGCCCGCAATAACTTACGAGCCACACAACGAGCAATAATAACTAATAGTAAGGAGTAGGGGCGGTGGCTTTCAAAATATTTACTGGATATCCGCTAAAACGCAACAAATATGCTCACTACAATGAGTTAAAAAAAATAATGCTTGTATTCATAAGTAAACCAGACGCCTCAGTTCTATGGACACTTGAACCAAAAGACGCCGCTCGTATAAAAGCCAAGAAGCTTGAAGACGCAGATATGCTTGCGAGACATAATTTTGAAGGGGCAAACAGATGAGTAAGTTCACCGTTAAATCTAAGAAATGGTATGGACGCTTTTGGCCGCCAGAGCGACGTAAGATACGAATTATGCAAGCAATCGTTGATTACAAAGAAGATGAAATAGTAAAGAATTATTTAATGTACGGTATTCATCTAACCTACACAAAATATAAAAGCGACGGAGGCCACTCATGACTAATACCCTTACCGATAAAGAGATACTAGAACGAGCGATACAGAAGGCAATTGATGGTGGCTGGAAGTTTAAGGTATATCTTTTCGAATATGAATATCCAAACTTCAAGCAAACCTGGAACGGTAATATTATAGTCGCGACAAATAAAAACGGAAAAGCGGTGACGATAAATTACTTCGAACTGATGTTTGACCACGATTTCGCTAAGGCTTTATGGGGTGAAGAGCTACATCATGAAACATTTATTGTACCTAAAGAGCTTTCAAACAGATTTGCTGGCACTAAGGATTTAGACATAAAGCCCATATGGCAGTACCACCTTCAACAAATGGTGATTAGCGACAACCCAATTAAATACCTAGGAGAGAACCTATGAGCAAGATATTAGACAGATTTAAGACAATACCCTACGAGGAGTCATTCTCTAGGGGAATCACCAGCCTCCAGCGCTTTGTATTCGAGCAACCAGAGTGGACTATGAGGAATATCGCACTAGCAAAGTATAAGGCTACCAAATGAAAGGCGCTAAACTAACAAGACTGGTATACTAACAACAGAATAATCTAAAAATGGAGAAACAAAAAAATGGCAGTATCAGAAGCTCAGGCAAAAAACTTAGAATTAGCGCGAAACGAGCGCAACAAACACCAAGCACTCCTTACTCATGTAGAGGAGCTAGAAGCCCGTATAGAGGCTTACAAACAGCTAGGCGTGATATTTCACGATGATTCGTTCAGCTACACGTTAAATGCAGGTCATGTCAATGATTTGCGAAACTTGTGGCCTGACTTGTTCTTTAAGATTGAAGAGCTGTTTGGCCCCTCACAGTATCGTCCGTAACTTTTATCAGTAAAAAGAAGGACCGCCTTTTACGACGGTCTTTTTTCTTCTTGTTAAGAGGTAAGTCCTAACCAACTCTTTTAGTATAGCTACTTCGCTATACTTTTGCAAGCGTAGGCGGTTAGATGTAGGTTGCGTTAATCTGAATACCAGCAACCGTGTTTGTTGCATCAGTGGCAATGGCAGCACCAGTAACAGCAATCGCAATACCCGTGGCGAAGCGTTTGCCAATCTGTCCGAATGGTATGGCGACTGGCATGGTCGTCGCCGACGTCGCAGGAACGGAAATCGTCATAACGGGCACGTCTGAGGCGAGTGTTGGGGCAGTCGTCTTATTGTAAAACTTGACGTAGGCCGCCGTTGCCGTTGGGTTTGAAACGGTCAGCTCGTAGAGTATACCCGCCGAAGCCTTGACCGCCGAGAGGTTCGTGCTTGCCGTTGTGACAAGGTTATAGGTCGTGCCAGCTGGGTTGGTAATAGTCACCGTACCAGAGATTGGCTGGGTGGCACTCGCCTGAGCTGCTGGAATTGGCTCAGTCGCATATGTACCTTGCACGAAGCGCCACGACTGCGTTCCTGATGTTCGAGCGGTCGCACGAACACGGACTCGCTTCAAAGCGTTGACCGACATTTCCCATCCATAGACGGGTTGTGCGGAGAGCGCTCCAGTCACTAGCTCAATCGTGTTGGCGTTAGTTCGTACGGCTTGAATACCAAACCAGTTAGTGTCACCCGTGTCCTGTAGTGAACCTTCAAACGTACAGTTCACCCCTGCAAACGTACCAGTACACAGCGCCATCACGTTTGAGGCACGAGAAACATCTCCAGCCACCGTTCCACCTGCAACAGGAGTACCAATAGTCGCCTGAATGGCGGTAATGTCTCCTGTGATGTCGGGGTACGAGGCTGGCTTTGACGACACCTTGAGTCGTCCTTGCTCATCGAGCTTTAAGACGGTGTAGTCGCCATCATTAGCAGTCGGCACGTCACCATCGCTTCTGATACCGAAAACGGCAACACCCTTATCGCCACTGGAGTGCGCGTCATCTTCCGTTTTTGTAATCGCGTCAATCTTTGTATTGGTGCTGGCAACTGTTACGTCAAGCGCTAGGTCGCCAAATAGATTCTGTGTTGCCATGTTATTCTCCTGTTACCAAATTAAGTGTTATATTGCCACCAGTCGTGTTGAGCCACAAGACCTGAGCGCCTACGCTTGGCGTTGGTGCTGACGCACTAATGACGAGGTTGTCGCCCGTGTTTGTGCCTGATGTAGTAGCTAAACGCGTCATAGCCGTATCTATCTGCGCGTGGGTATTTGTGCCGACATTAGTCAGCAATGTGTGGTCAGTCACGCCACTACCCCCACCAGCGATAACAATGTCACCACTGCCCAAAATAGGTACAGAGTTTATTGTCTTGATGGTCGTGCCAGATACTAGAGCGTCTTGCTTGCTTACTGCGAGTCCAGAGTATTGACTGTTGGTGGCATTGTCGCCCGTATTAGTTCCTGACGTGTTAGCTAATCGAGTTGAAGATGTCGAATCAAATGAAACTTTAGCAGTATTGGCGGCTACCGCTGCGGTAAAGTCGGTATTTGGGACAGCGGATAGCCCAACTTGCGCTTTGGTAGTACCGTGTGGGTTACTCGTGTTTGCAATATGCTCTGTAGTTGTCGTTAATGCGCTGTCGATTTGGGCATGGGTGTTTGTTCCGATGTTGGTTAGTTCTAAGTGGTCAGTTGTGCCAGCAGGACCAGGGACGGTGGAATCAGCACCAGGTACTCCGTCAAAGTAATCAACCCCTTTAACTGGTGTGTACCCAGCTGGACCCTGGGCAGGCCCAACTACAGCGATTGGTTGAGTCTTAGTAGTTAGGATAATCTGATTCACGGGGCGGGGAGTAAAGACAACCGTCGGCATATTAGCTCCTTAAAGTGACGCTAGGTTGAATCGTCAGATTAGCAGGCTCATATGGTGTAACAACTGAGCCAACTTTAACGTGCAAGTCAAACTTGTACTTGCCTGTTGGAATAGTAGTATCGGTTGAACTGAGTGTGAGGCGAGAAATACCTGCTACCTCGTCGTCATGAACAGTAATATCTTTTTGAATCACCGCAGTCGAATCCACCATGTCGTCGTCGTAGTCACTTTTTACGGTGAAGTAGACCGTGGCTCCCGTCAGGTCCATACCAAGAGAGAGAGGTTCATCATAGGTAGCGCCCCGACGGATAGCTAAATCAGCCATTACTTAGGCTCCGCAACATAGACAGGAGTCTTAGCTGAACCAAGTAAGAAGCCGAGTTGTGGGAACTTACGCTCAAGTAAGCGAGCTAAAAAGTAATACACAGCTTGGAGGAGTCCTGTAAAGGCGATAACAAGGCCCGATTGCGTCTCTGTATCAAGGGCGATGCCTTTCAGTGCAAGCCACGAGATAAGGCCACCGATGAGGATTGGGGCGTAGGTTCTGATTTGACTGGTAACAAAGTTGTTCATATTATCCTTTCAAGTCCGTAAAGAACTTAATTATTAGTGTTAACAGGTTTTTAAGCCTCAAAATGAATGTATGGTCTGACGCCTCTTGAGCCTCTGCATCAGCCTTAGCTTTGGCATCGGCTACTTGTGCATCTTTTAGGGCTTGGGCGTCTTTGGCGTCTTGGAGCGCCTTCAGGCGGGCAACTTCGGCTAGTCGTGCTACCTCGGCATCAGCCGCTAGTTTGTCGGCAATAACTTTGTCGGCAGCTAGTTTATCTAGGCGGGCTTTTTCGGCAGCAGCAGCCTTATCGGCGGCTTGTTTAGCGACCCAACGAGCAACCACGACTTTGCGTTCGTTAGAAGCGAATAGGTCGGCCCGTACTTGGTCAATCGTGTAGGCGCGGTAGTGTGCCAGTCCATTAGCATCGGCAGGGCGTTCCAAAATATCTAGGTAGGCTTGGCGAATCTGGTCGTCAGTTGCACCCTGTTTTTGGACGACTTGGATTTTACCAACCCATTCGCTCCAACCAAGATACTTACAGCCGTTGTTGTATTTAGCGTAGGTGTTGATTAAATCTTGTAAGTTAGGGTGCAGGAAGCCCTGGGTATGAAAACCCGCTTGGGTCGAGCTAGCTACTTTGCCGTCGTCAAGTGAGATAGCGACGTGTCCATACGAGGTACTACCAAGTGAGAAGTAGACAGGCACAGTCCGTCCGACTGGAGGTAATTCGCCTGGATGGTTGCCGTTTCCTGGGTTAGCGTTCCATTTGGCCATCGCCGAACCGTACGTGCCAGAGGTTGTCTGGTTTTGGAGTGTTGGCAGGGTTGACTGACCCCACGCACCAGATACATATCCTTCACACCAACCGCCAACATACGGTATGCGCCAGTTAGCGTCTTTGAGTTGTGTCCACATTTCGTATCTCCTTCTAAAATGGTTTAGTAATCAATAAGGCACTGACGCCTGCGAGAATAATGGCTCCTAACACAATACGGACGGCCCACATATTCCAGTCCTCTAGCTTAACGATTGCCCTGTCTTGCTCTTTAGCCTTAGCCTCAAAAGAGGCTATGATGTTATTGTGTTTTTCTTCGGCGGCCTTAGTCGCATCGTCTAATTTTTCATGGGTAACAAAACTATTGATGACACCATCAAACTTTGCTTCGATGCGAGTGAGAGTATCATTGATGTGTTGAATGTCGTTATTCATAACCGCTATCTTTATGTTAGGGTCGATAATGCCCGTTTCTCTAGTGATTGTCTCGGTCTTTGTCTGTCGGTCGGCCATGTCATATTCTTTCGGGTATTAGTATTTTATTATTGGGCATTATGGTAGGTCTTTCGGGTTAGTTAGTATTTACAGCAGTCCGTTCTTGGCGGTTATTATGAATGGGCCGTAATCCCCACGGATACCTATAGAGGAATACGCCGTACCAACAGAGGCAACGAAGAAGTTGTACTCGGTGGCGGAACTCAGCGATAAACTCGTTTCGGCCTTGATAACGTCCATAAGGGTAATGGCAGGGCCGTCAGTTGTGATGTAGATGTTGGATTTCAATTCATCATTGACAACTGCTCCACCGCCAGTCGTGCTCCTTGCTTGAGTATTAAGACTGAACCTTGCGTTGACTGCATTACCAGCCGAAGGGTCGCCATATACAGTTCCCCAATAGCCTAATGACCAGCTACCTATTGGCGTAGTAAGCGACGCTTTGTTCCAGATACCAGCACCAGAGGCAAGGGTGGCTCCAGATAGGTCTGAGAGGTAAATTGCTGAGAGGTTCCATTTGCCTGAATCAGCAGGGAAACCATACGGCGCTTTCACTCCTGAATAACTGACCGCACTCACCCCACCACTTGTAGGAATCGTACAGCCTTCTGGGACTTGTCCTGTCACAACGGTATTACCACCTGTAAAGACAGCGGTTGAAACCAGCAGGTAATCCAGTGTCGAGCTAATCAGTCCGCTAGCCTGCGTTCCAAAAGGGCTATTATTCACGTATCCTACGGCGTTCATAGCTGTTAAGTCATTTGGTGTAGCGGTCATCAGGTCAGTTGCGACACCGTCAAATGAGTAAGCCGAAACCAGGTTAGCTTCTGAGCCTGTGTAGCCTTGTGAGTGGTAGGTTCGCATTTGAGCTTGGGTGACTTTAGCGTTGAAGATAGCAACTTGAGCAATTTTACCTGGGAATGGTGATGTTCCACCGTTGTATGAGCCTATCTCTAGGTTTCCAGCTTGAATAAGAGCCGTCGGGTTCGTTCCAGCACGAATCACTGCCGAGGGCACGTCTACTCCGTCAATCATCACATAAGATGTAGTTGTTGTAGCTGTAAATGTAGACATATCTAACTGAGCGGTGATTCTCACCCATTTATTAAGTGGGATTGTTTGGTAGGTATTTACCTCGCTTTTATTACCCGAACCAGCATTGAACCCTCGTAGTTTTAATGTACCATCTGCTTCAACGGTAAATGTCCATCCACTTGTGCCGTTGTATCTTGACACTACACCGCCTACTGCATAACTCGTTAATTTTACATACGCATCGACTACAAAATCATCTGTAAAAGTCAGTTTATTAGGTGATGTTTTATTCCAATACTGTGTTGTACCATTAAGGGCAGTGGATTGGACGGGAGCAGCGACAGTTCGTTGGGTCATTAAGCGAGTACTAGGATTCAGGCGGTCAGTGTAATCAACGCCCGAGAAGGTTAGGGTTTGGCTTCTTTGTCCGTTGTTGGTGATAGTCGTAGGGGCAACGGCAAGGGCAACCCAACCACCGTTATTGTTGGCATTAACAATTGCAGCCGAGTTACCAGAGACGTCATCTAGGAGTCCGGCGGAAACATTCATACGGACTTTTGCATTTTGGGTGTGAGAGATAGCTACTGTAGAATCACGTCCTCGCCCAACAGCAAGAGAAGGGACTGTAACATTTGTACCAGAGCGAGCTGTAAAATAGATAAACTCACGCTTAGAAGGTACATCGTAGTCAAGTAATAGCCAGCCCTCTGTGACGCTCGGTGGGGTGTTGATTGGAATCACTAAATCAGTCGCACTAATTGGCCCTGACAAGGTGCTCTCATAAAAGTTTTCGAACTGGACAGCCATGTTTATTTCTCCTGTGTTGTTTTGGTTTTCATTTTAAGGATGTTACTTCGTATTATAGAGTGCATACCGCTATAAGACAATCTTTATCGAACTCTTGCCTGATTTTGTGCCTTTATTCTGGTATTGGGCTAGGTTAAGTTTAGGGGTAGCCCGTTGTTTTTCACCGCCAATATCGAGCTTAAAGCCATCTGTTTTGTTTGAACCACCGAAACTGGTCAGGAAGTCGCCTGCACCAGAACGGATGCCGTCTTTACTGTTGCCTGAACCACTCTCTTTAGGAACATAGCCAACACCATCGAGTTCTGAGGCAGGGGCGGCTCCGTAGCCAAAGCCACTTCGCGTTTTATTACTAAACTTAGGGGTGCTAATCAGGCCAGCTTTTAAGAGGCGGTTATCGAGTTCAACCATTGCGTCGAGGTCTGGTTTGTCGATGCGGTAGTTTTGCCCCCCAACTTGCAATCCCTCAGGAGATACCAGTTGTTTAATGTTGGCAATCGACATGGCGTAGGTTGATTTGTCGTTAGTCGTTCCGTCCGAGGCCATGTCATATACCCCGACAGATTTAGTATCAAAGCCCTGTTTGACGGCTGCGCTCCAGAAGGTCTTACGGGCGGCGAACTGAGCTGCCTGGTCGTCTGGGTTCTCACCGAGCTTCTTCTGGTACTCGACCCATTTCTGGGCCAGGGCGTTGGTTGGTTTGACGTCAGTGACCGTAGGCCAGAGTTCATTTTCGCCAGTTGCGATACTGATAACTGATTTGGCTTCTTCTGAGGTGGCGTCGTCTTTGAAGTCCTTTTTACCAGTTATTGACTGCTTGGTGATGAAGGCCTGGACTTCAGGGGTAAACTTCTTAAACTCATCCGTTGTCATCCCCTTGTCGATGGTGTGACCAAGGCCGTTGTCGTACAGGTATTGGTTACGCTTGACTTTGAAGTTATCAACTTCGTCCTGGGTAATTGTTCCGTTTTCGAGGTTGCGCTTCAAGGCATCACCCTTCAGCCCGGTAATGCGCTGGATTTCCTTGTCCTTGCCCTCTAGGGAACTTGTAAAGCGGCCTTCGACAGCTCGGCCATATATCTCAGCTTGGTCGTCGTTAAGCCCGTGCAGGACCTCTTCGGCCGTAAATGTCTTGCCTTTAATATCGCGCTCGGATTGGGTTTGAAAGCCAGATTTGATGTAGTCTTGAGCACCCTTGTTGGCGTATTTACCAAAGACAACTGCTTGGACAAGGTTCTTGATGCCCTCACCTGTGGATAAGTCGTTGTTGACGGTGAACTTAGTGTCGCCCTTCGTCACAACGCCCGTGTCTTTATCGGTTTCGTCTTTGTAACTATCGCTACCTTTTGCGAAAGTGGTTGAACCTTCGACGGTGCGTTTAATTTGACCGCCCCCCGGTACGAAAGCTGCGCCGACCGTTAGAGCACCCTCACCGAGGCTTATCTTGCCTTGGGCGGTGTCTGTGATTCCTTTAACTACTTTGCCAGCGTTAGCGATAATTGGCAGGGTTTGGAAGGGGTTGGTGTCTCTTGGGTTAAGGCCGACACTCTTAGCGGTGTCCTCTTTATCTGTCAGACCATTAACAATCATTGAGGCACCCGACAGCATCGTTCGTCCCAGTGGAAGGTTTGAAATAAACGACGAAGCGGTGTTAGACAGAAGCAAGCCAGACATCTCAGCTGGTGTGTAGGGGTCATCACCGTTGGCAATCCGGTCTTCGTTCATCTGTTGGACAGTGGCGTAAGCGTCGATTGAGGCACCGATAACATCAGGTAATGGTTTAACATTGCCACCCGACAGTACACCGGTGACTTGGTTGGTCATGTAAGCGGCTCCAGCTCCAGCTAAGGTGGCGGCGAACTTGTCGATACCCTTGGCTTTCTTGTTGAGCATGACTCCATCAAGGAAGTTGTAGACTTGGGCGATTTGCTCGACTTGGTAGTGGGACAGGGCCATATTAGCGGCGTTACCACTAGAGGTGAACCTTGAACGCTCACCAGCAGCACGGTCAGCCATAGCTAACTTAACGTCTTTGCCAGCTAGTCGGAGAGTAGCCTCATTTCGTGGGGCACCCTTGGCAACCCGTGATTCATAGATAGCTCGGACAGCTCCGTAGCGAGATTGTAAGTCGCCAACACTGGAGGCTTTGAACCCAGTATCAACTAATCTAGCCCCGATGTGTCGCTTGGGAGCGAGTCTTCCAATGACGGTTTGCAGGTAAGGTGAGTTCATGCCGTCAATCACCGCCAACTTATCCACATCTTTTCCGACTCGTTTCAGGGCGTACATCGAGTAGGCCATCATCTTGGTCGTGTCTTTGAGTCCTGATAGAAGTCCGTGGTCGGTGATGGTCCTCAGTAGGATGTTAGCTGGGGCAGTAGCCTGGGCTAGAATGGTGTTGGCGCTGGCTAAAATGCTGGCTTTCGAGGTAATCGAGCGTCCCTTAGCGACGACCGCACCGGTGATTCCCTTAGCTTGGTTGGAACCATCTAATTGGTCGCTCATGTTCTTGAAGAACTTAGTCAGAACGTCTTTGCTAGAGGCTGGTACATCGGTGGTAGCCTTAATAACTGCTTGGATAGCGTTGATACGAGCCACGACTGGTCCCCTGTGGATAAGTGTCTCAGCTTGGACGACGTACTTCATCATCGAATCGTAACCGTTAAGCTGTTTACCAACGGCGTCTGCTTCGGTACGGCTCTTCATAAACGAACGGTCAATACGAGCTTCACCAACGGCACTACCAGTGTCGGCTGGGTTGTTGAGCATCCGTCCGAAAGCGGAGTCTTCCTTGGCCATATCGCGCATTCGAGGGAAGTATTCCTCAATCGTACCAATCGGCTTCTTGCCAGCTAGTTCCAGTGAGGCGTTGATTTCGGGCAGTTTCTTCTCTAGGAAGGCCGACACTTGCTTGGCAGCTTTCAGTTCGGCTGGGCTCTCTTTGGCGGCTCGGGCGACAATCGACTTTTTCTTCAAGTTTTCCACAAGGTAGGTGGTGAACTCGGTTTGGTCTTTATCGAGTCCCTTGTAGGCGTCGTCAATTTCAGCGATGCCTTTTTTCTCGGCGACCATTAACTTGGCTTCTGATTTTTCTGAGAAGGCTCGGGTTTCCTCAACGGTCCTGTGAATACCTGGAGCTTGCTGTTCAATACTGCGGGCCTGGTTCTCCATCGGGCGGATGTTGTCATCGACTCGGCCTTTAAGGGCTTTACCCTCTTTACTGAGGTTCTCAGCAAATGGAGCTAGGTCATCCGACATCTGGCCCTGCTTGGTCAGCGGCTTAGCTGTCCCCTCTTTAGTCACGGCTACGGCTGGGTTGACTGGTACGCGGGCTTCTGGCTTACGTTCTGCCTTAGGAGTCATGGCACGGTCAACTGCTCCCTTTTCCTTGGGAACTCCGAATGTTTCGTCGAACTTAGCTTGGTCAGCTTTAGAGAGTTGTCCGTCAGCGGTTGGTACGTCTACTGTCTTACCTACTTGTGGGGCGACAGGGGTTTTCCCAGATAATTCATCAGAAAATATATTCCATCTCTTTGCGATTTCGGCATCAGATATTTGACCACCGTGTTGTTTTACTAAATCTTTGAACGCTAACTCTCTAGCAGCATAAGTTTCAGGAGAATACACGAACTCGCCACTAGTATTAGTAGTAGTTTTACCTGCATCTTGTAGTAGTTTACTAAGTGGAGTACCATCCTTAGTTATACCCGTCCTGACTACGACGGATGGTGTGAATAGTGTAGACTCATTAGGTTGAAACTCTAGCCCTGCCTTTTTCGCAGCTTTGGCAATAGCTTCTATATTAGTATTTTCAGATTTAGCAAATGCCATATACCCGTTTGCACTATATCGCTCTTTGCCTTTACCGAGATAATCACTTTTTAGACCAGACATACTTTGCATAGTTTTATAACCAGCGTTATTTATATCCTCAAGATTAGAGGCTATCCCAGCATCAACACCTTTAATTGTCTTACCGTTTACGTTTATATCAGCGGCAGTCACACCTAATTCATCTTTATAGGTAGGTCTTGGCTTACTTACTTGTGGGGTGAAGACGTCAGTATTCTGAGCAATATCAGCACTTGGGGCAGCGACTTGTTCAGGTGCGTTAGTGGCAGTTGGAACAGCCTCTTGGGGAACGACCTCCTGAGAGGCGCTGTCTAGCTGGTCAGCTTGTTGAGCGACAACTTGTTCACCTGATGCGTTCTGACGCGCGAGAGCCTCTGCTGGCGTCTCCTGGATAGGGATTCCGTACTTATTGAGAACCGCCTTTGTCATTTCTGGAGTTTTTGCCATACCGAGTTCTTCAGCAATCTGGCGTTCAACCTGTGGATGGAAGTTTCGACCAGAGTTTCTAATAATAGCCGTGGCAGCTCCGGCATCACCTTGTGTCAGGCGTCCAACTGTCTTCACACTAATTGGTTTATAGGTCAGTTCAGGTGGGAGGTCAATCTGAGGGGCATCAACTAATGGTGTATTTGGCACATCAAGGAGCTGCGCTTGTTCATTAAGCTTAGTGGGATTTAGTGGGATTTGTTCAGCTGGAATATTTTTTGTTGCCATCTCAGCGCGGTCAGCTTCTTTTGAGAGCTGTTCTAGTTCTTTGATGTTCAGCGGTGCGCCTGATTTAATCTTTCCAATAATACGAGATAGTCCCGCTCCGACAAAGCCACCAGCAAAGTCACCCACGAGGCCAATTGCAAAGTTTTGTCCTGCATTTTGAGTTGGGTCTTGTATTTGTCCAACGACAGTAGATGTCGTACCACCAGCAACCACAGGAACCATACTTTTGAGGAAGCGTTGAACCTTAGTTCCTTTGTCTACCCAACTGGCAACTTTTGGGATATTCACCAAGGCACGTTCGACGGCAACACCCGGAAGAATCATTGTCGCCATATCAACTGCTGTCTGTTGCGTCTGGCCAAGTGCCTCACCCCACTTAGCAGCTTCACTTGTTCGGTCTACTGCCTTGGAGAGTTGTGACTCGCCATTGGCATCCTTCTGCCCAATATCTCTGAGGAACGAGTCAGTTCTTTTTTGGGCTTCATCAGCATCAAATCCAGCTCCTACCAAGTTAGCTGTGTTGACGATATTTTCAATCGTGCCACCCATAAATGCTTGGTTTGACGCCCCTACGAAGTTGGCAATGTCCGTTATAGGGTTTGAGCGTCTAGGTGGGTTCACTCTTTGTTGAGCTTGATTATTACGGACAGCCTGGTTACGAATAGCATTGATGTCAGGTCCAACCGAAAGAAGCGGCGCAGCTGGGTTTGGCTGTACTGCAATTTGACGGTCTTGGCGTTCGGCCTGAGCCTGGGCAGCAAGTGCTTGTTGTTGGGCAAGGAGGGCTTTTTGGGCTTCCTCTTCGCGTCGTTTACGGTCAAGTTCTGCTTGGTTGTTGGCTTGGGCTTGTTGACGAATCGCAGCAGAGTTATCCACAGGCATACCCGTTGAGACAAGCGAGGGGCGAACCGCTTGTTGTCTAAGGGTATTTTGTGGAGCAACTACTTGTTGTGGTCTCTTCTTTGTATCGGGATTGATGCCAAGAAAAGTCCCGATGTTGCCAACAACGTCATCCCAGAAAGCCATCTGAGTAACCTACGCTACTGGCGCGTTAATGAATTGGTCGTAGAGTTCTTTTTTCTGGACGTCACCTATATCAGCATTATCAACAATCTGTTTGCCAATCTGTACTTTGAGGGCAGGGTTGGCAGCACCTTGGAACAAAGAAGTAAGACTCTGTTTAATTGGGCCAAGGTCCTTAGTTGGAGCGACGGAACGGAGTTTACCACGGAAGCCCTCGGCTGTGTCCATGCTGTTTGTCGTTGCTTGCAGGCCACTAATCTTAGTCGCAATTTCATTTTGTAAACTAAGTAACTCAGCTGCATCAGTTGATTGGTTCATTGAGTTGCGAATGTTTTCGATATTGCTTTTGTCTGCCTCATAGCCTGATTTTAGACCTGCCAGTTCTTTACCGATGCTAGCAAGGTCGGTAGCTTCATTTGCGTCAACGCCACCGATGCTCGATTTCAAAGCAGTCTCCGCTTTAGCTCGTCCGGCAAGGCGAAGGCTAGAATCACCAACACCACCCAGGTAGTAGCTCATGTCGATTCCAGGAACTTCTTGGTTGTACTGGTCAGTTAAAGCTGTCCGCTGAGTGCCATAATTAGCAGTTGTAGTGGCTGCTTGGTCGGCCGCGGCAGCGTCAGCTTTGCCAAAGAGTCCACCAAACATTGCAGCATAACTATTTAATTTACTGGTAATATCACCTTTTCGCTGGCCGACAAGTGCCGCATTTTGAGCAGTAGCTATTTGCTCTGCGGTAGGCGCAAAGCTAGTAGGGGCAGATGGCTCTAGTTGAATGGTTGGTGCAACTGGGGCAGCTGTAGGCGCAGTCGGAGCTACCGCTGCTTGCTGTCCGCCCGTTGCAGTAGTAGTGCCAAGGTTTTTAAGATATGTATCAGTGATTGGTTTCTCGAAAGTGGGTTGGCCTGTATATCCTGCCATAATATTTTGTGCTCCTTTATGTTGGTTTTAAGATTTCATTTTAAGTGTTGTCTTTATCATACTATAGTCTAGTAGACTTTTCTACTACTATCAAAGCGGTAGTACGAGTAAGGGTAGTAGCCGAGGATGTAGCCTAGTAGCGCAAAGTTCTCATCGATACGGTTATTCTCAACCCTAAACTTAATCGTCCTTGAGTTACGTTTAATCACTAAGCGCCATGGTTCATTGGTCACACCTAGTTCAGTCACTGAGTTGTTGATATTACCCCCAATCCAAGCATCGCCTATCATGTCGGCTCCGTAGCCAGTAAGCGCCACGCCATCAATCATAGTGTCTTTAATGATTTCCGCACCATCGGCATAAATAGTAATGTCCAAAATACCGTTCAACTGACGTAGGACAACGCCTAAATCAACGAAACGCTTGGTGATGTCAATCGAGCCACCGTCAAGTGCTGCACTCTCCCAGTAAGCTGAGATAGCAACCCCTTCGTCGTTGTATTGGCCGCGGACAATCTCTTTAACGGAAGTACCCGCTTGGTCTTGAATAAAGTAGAGGTGCTCGACGTTATCGCTATCGATGAAGACCTGCATATCACGAGGAGCCAACTTATCCCAAACACTCCAGGCTTGGTAGCGACGGTCATAGACGATAGTGCGGTTAATCGTCGTGGAACTCATAGGGACGTTCAGCATGTAGCGTTCTTTGTCGTAGGTTGCGTTGGTCAATTCAAACCCAGCTGGCGAAATCTGGTCAATCAGAGGGCGTACCCGGGCCGAGAGTTCATTGGTACGAATTGCCGTGTAGAAGTTAGCCTCGTTACCAATCACAAATACCCCACGGCGAGTAAGAAAGTAGACGTCGTTTTCAACGTAAGCAATTGAGCGATGTGATACACAACCAATCGCCCTCGTAATGAGGGTGACTGTAAAGCTACTTCCAGCAGCGTCTGGTTCCATTTGGTAAATAGCGTTCTCTTTGAAGATAATGTAACTTCCCTGAAAAACTGCTAGCCCAGTGACGGCAAACCCGTCATTTTTACCGATGTCAATCAAGATAGGAACTGCTGTCCCAGCAAAAACGGTTGCCCCTGGGACGTCAGTTGTGTTATCAGGCCAACCGTCACCGGGCAAGGTTCCCGCAGGCTTACCTGTAGCATCCCGCGTAAATAGGGCAGGCTTCCCTGTTGCTGCTATGTAGATACGAGATAATTGCCCTGGCACACCGCTGACGATGTGAAGGCCGTTATTATAGATACTAAACTTTCCTTTTGGCATAGTGCCTGGACGGGCAGTATTTGTGCCGTCATACTCAACACCACCATTTTCTGCATCCCATAAATAGACTTTTCCCCCGGCTTGCGTCGAGTCTACAAATGGTCGAGTTGTTGACATGGTAACACCCGAGATGTTTGACCATACTCCAGCTGAAAAGCGCTTAGGCTGGCCGGCATCAACCGTCAAAAGTTCCTTACCAGTTTCAGCGTAGTAATAGCCGAGCATCTGGGCATTAGTAAGGGCGTCACTAATGGCGCTAAAGCCGTCACGTTTCTTGATAATGCCCGATTCTTCAAAGGCAATATTCAGTAACGCCGAGGCCTCCCGCTTATCAATTAAGGAGTCCGATACAAGGTTATTCAGCCCTTTGGCGGGGTTCAAAATATATTCACGGCGAATCTGTCTGGTGGCTTTCCTCTGGGTAACTCTGACCCGCGACATGACTAAAATTGTCCTGTAGCGTGACCTGATTTCTCAACCACAGAACGAACCCGACGATTACGCGTGCGAATACGGTTAAAGGCTGAGTAATCTTCTTGTAGCGCTGCTTGAAAGGCTTCAATGTCTTGGGAGTTGTCGGCTTCAGGGTTGTCGGCTTTGGTAACTTGACGCATCGCTCCAAGGGCGAGAGTTTTTGGATTGACGAAGTAGGCAGCCTTAGTATCACTGGTAGAGAGGTCTGGAACGACGTACTGGTAGCGCAGGTCGGCCAAGAAGTCATCGCTATTCATCAGAACGGCTTGGTAGTCACCATCTTGGAAACGAATGTAGTAGCCTACCCCTGCGTCGTGGCGGTGCTGGTAATCTGACTCATCAAGTTCAGTCAGCCCTTTTGTCAGGTAGTAGTGGCCTTCTGGTAGGAAGTCATCAGGCAATGTGGCGACCCCATTAGTGAATTGGAGCGTGGTATCTGTGAGCGAAAAAGGCCATGGGTAAACCTTCCAGGCATCTTCGAGTGCTCGTTGGAGAAAGGTCTTGCGACTGTCAACTCCTGAGGTGGGGACAGATACTTCCCCGAGTAGATATGATAATTCTGTCATGAGCTGTGGCATAGTGACTTTACGAGCTGACATTGGCGTTCTCCTTTTTGTTTTAGCTAGGGGTTCATTTTAGGTGTTAGTTTTAGTATAGCCCGATAGCTGATTTAACGCTACATGCTGCTTTGCGGAACAACAAACATTGGAAAGGTCTGCATGAGTAATTTCATCATCTTGAGTTGTTCGGCACGGTTGTAATCAAGTCCTTTTGTGTCTGCTTTCATAATTTCATCAAACTCTGGGTCACAGGTGGCGATAATGTCCCAGTAGGCGGGAGGCATAATCATACCCAGTTGCATATCACCAGTGACGGCTTTTTGGTTAAAGACTCCTAGTTTCTCGCGGGCTTCTCGTGCCATGGCAATATTGGCGTCTCGGACTTCGATGAGTCCTGGTGTTTCATCAAGGTAAATCTCAATCACAGCTTTCCATTTCCGGGTTCGGGGAAGCGTAAAGGCGTAGTTAATACGTTTCATACGAGCCTGGTCACGGTCTTTGAGGTAGGTTGCCATTTCCTTGGCTTCTTTGAATTGGTCTTGTAGTGTGCTCATTTTAAGTCCTCCAGGTTCCCCCCCTCTGTAGGGAGAGGGAGATAAGCAAGACTCACAGACTAGATGTAGTTTGTCAGTTTGAAGCTTGATTTTTCGTTACGAGCTTCAAGGGTAAGCTCACCAACGAATGCACCAGTTTCACCATCTGTAGTGATGGCAACGTCAACGTTCTTAGGGTCACGCAAAACTGCAATTCCCCAACGCTTCGTATCAAGTCCAACAACGTCGTTGTTTGTGTCACCTGCAAAGGTAACGTAACGGTGAAGTTCGATTTTGATAACACCAAAGCTTGAAACATAGACAGAGATACTTGCAACCAATTTCTGGTCAGAAGCACTAATCTGTCGGGTGTTGTTAGCTGTGAAAGCGTCGATTTTACGTTTCATTGTTCCACCAACGTAGAGGGTATCAATCTTTCCACCAGCGTCGTATGTACTCTGCAAAGCAGTGTCAAGGATAGCTTGTGTAAAGGCAACACCTGCACCAGCAGTCGCGTTTGTTGTAATCCAGCTTTTAACACCCTTTAATTTACGGGCAGTAGAAGTTGAACCAGCAGCAGCAGCGGCACCACGCATAAGAGCGAACTCTATGTCGTTACCGATTTCACGTAGCGCTTGGTCCATGGCACGAGCCTTGGCGTCTTTAGCGTAGTGAGCAGTTGCTTTTTGTGTTCCAGTAACGCCCCAACCTTTTTGGAAGATTTGAGTGTAGTTTGTCAAACGTGTTGGGTCAGTTGTCGAAGCGGCAACAAGTGCAGCACCTTCAACGTTACCAGCTTGTGTTGAGTCAACAGCGTTTAGGTCTTGTTTTAGGAACTGGTGAACAGGTCCCAGTGCTTTTGTGCGCTGTAGGCTGTTTAACAGTTGTGTTTCGTCTGGGTTAATAACAGAAATCAGGTTAAGAACGGATTCTTTAACTGAACCATCATTGTATGTAAAACTTGAAGCCATTTGAGAGGTCTCTTTTCTTTTTTGTGGTTACTTTTATTTGTTTAGATGGAGTTGCTGTCGATGAGGTTGCTGAGATATTGAATCCGAGCTTCGTCAGCGCCATAACCGCCACCCATGGCCTTTTTGCGTAAACTTGAATTAGTATTTGCGCTTGGGGCAATTGTACGACTAGAGGCTGTTGGTGAAACTGATTTCTGGCGGGTGATGTTGCTCTGGGTAGAGGCAATTCCTTCGTTACGGGCGGTCGTCAGTTGGTCACTAAATGTCTTAGCCGCTTCCATGAGTTCACCTTTTCCCCCGCGAACCGCGTCTGCGACTCTTAGGTTCTCGATGAGGCTTCGGGTAGACTCATTTTTGACAAGCTCTGGGTAAGCTTCTCCCACATCGCTCCACTCTCGTTGTCCGTAGACGTTTTCATAGTAGGCGTTATTGGCTTTTGCTTCTGCGGCAGCCACGGCATGTTCTGAAAACTTCTGCATGTAGTCGGCGAGGCCTTTAGGGTCGATGTTACCGTATTCATCTACGGGTATTTCGGCTTCAAACTTCGGGACTTGCATTTGAACCTTTTGAGGGGCTACATATGGTTTTGGTTCAGGAGTTTCGCTGTCTGGGTTCGTCTCAGGTTTAACTGGTTCTACTTCCGTCTCAACTACTGCTTCGTCGCCTGGCTCTTCTTGACTCGCTGCCTGGCGAGCTTCAACTTCAGCGGGGGTGCTAAGGTCAAAGTTATCGAGCGCGTCTACTTCTACGTCGGTAGGTTCGGGTGCTGGTTCTTCGTTCATTTTTGTTTTCTCCTCATCTTATTATTCGATACGTTTATTTCGATTGTAGGTAGCCGACAGGACACTGTGAGTTACTGCATACCATTGCCACGTAGTCGTCTGTTTCGTCCGAGTGGTCTACAACGTAGGTCTCGTGCTTACAGTCAACGTCGTTTAGTGGAACGAGCTGTCGGCGGTCTATAATTTCAACTAAACCGTCTTGGTCATTATTATCACTGGGTTTGAATTGGTTGTCAACAGGGGGTTTTTTCCCGTATTGGTTAGAGTCCTGCATTTTTTGCAATTTCCTCTGGTGAACGGGGGTCAACTTCGTCTTCTGGAATGTCGTTGGCCTCTAGGGTTGCTTTGGCTTGTTTACCCTGAAGTTTCGCAATGTTCATTTGCTTGCCGATTAAACGGTAGGCTTTGAGTTCACCTTTAATCAAGGCTCGCTTGACTTCGTTGGTGTCGAGTTCGTCATCATCGACGAGGATATTAGTTAATCGGGACACCTCCACGTTCAGCCACTGGACAATAGTCTTACCCATACCGGTGGCTTGGAAATCTTCAACTAGTGCAGCTTTGGCAACTTTGGCTTTCCATACATCTACGTCGTTCATTGAATTGCTCCTTCTTTTATCATTTTAGGTTGTGACTGGGCAACAGTGTGCATGTCCATGGCTTGTTGGTCGTTCATCTTGGTCTGGTTTTGAGAGTCTTTAATACCTTGAGGGGATACTTCTTCGCTTGGTTGGTAGCCTGCTTCTTGTTCCATCTGGCGCTTAACGTCTTCTGGGGCATCCTTGTAGTTGAGGCTCTTTGAAGGTGGGTCAACGGGAGCTTCGGTAGGTTTTGGTTCAGGGTTCGGTAGAATGTACTGACTATAGCTTCGTTTGCTGTAGTCAGATGAGGCATCACGCATTAAGTTGCGGTAATCAAGGCGTACCATGTCTTCTGGGGTTCCCATTAACTGAGCTTGGTTGGCAGCAGCGGTGGCGAGTGCCTGCATTTCCATCCGGTACTCTTTGTTCATTTCGCGTAAACCAGACTTGCTAACGGGACTCATTGAGTCGTCATCAATCGTAATCGTTAGGATTCCCTGCATATCAAGAGGAGTAATCACACTTGGGACGACACCATCAGGCGTATTCATTGGAATCGTGACTTGGCGGTCCATGAACTGCTGGTCGTTTAAGACCCACATCTGTCCAATGCCTTCCATCGAGTTCTTGAAGTTGGTACGCATGAAGCCAAGTTTGTCCTGAGCTGCTTCCATTATCTTGGTTACACCAGTGGCGGTTCCCTGAGTCTTATCAGATTCAGAGTTGGCATTACCTGAGGCGTAGCTCGACACGGTGGCGTTTTCAACCCCTTCTTGCATCGTTTGCATCACCATCGAGAGTTGGCCTGGGTTTGGTTCGGTAAACTTAAACTGCTTTGGCATTTCATTCTTGTAAATTAACACTTCACCTGGTCCGACTACAAAGTCTTCCACGTAGGCGTTCTCGTCCATCATAATCATGCCGTCAAGTGATAGGTTCAGGTTGTCCATGTAGTGGTTAAAGACATCGTTACTGGCATACTGCAAGCTTTCGTTGTTTTCAAACAAGCTCTCACCCCAGACAGAGTAGGGTTTGCGACGGATGTAAAAGCCCTGAACAGGGTATTTGTTGTGCCAGAAAGGGTCAACGGCTTTGTAGATACAAATCCAGCCACCTTCTTCGCTGTTATCCGTGCCACCTTCAACCCATTTTTGGATGACCACTTTACCGTCTTCGTCGCGGTGGAAGGTCTTGTGCGTTTTTAAGAACTTGACCGATGTGTCAGCCGCGACTGAATCTTCCGTCTGGACTAAGCGGTTACGAGAGACCGAGTACTGCGCCATTGGGTCAGAGTCAGTTTGGAAGTCATCGTCAATCGTATCAAGTTTGTCTTGGTCGTACTCGTCACACTGCTTCAATTCGTCAAGGGTTTCAAGTCCATCATGGATAATCCACGGAGCAGATTGAACGCTATTTGAGGCTGGGGCAAACTTCCAGTTAAAGACAGAATCTGGCTGTATACCGTTACTGCCTTCGGTAATCGTCTCAATGATTTCTTCATCGGTGTTGACGTTGCCTGCTTCACCCATCGCTTCGTGCGCCTTGTATTGGTTCTCTTGAACTTCACGGGTTACTTCGACAAAGCCTGAGCCTGTAACTACAACATCAACCAGCGTTGAGTAGACTTTATCGCGGGGGCTTTCGTCTTGCAGGGGGTTCTTGTAATCAAAGTCGAGTTTCTTAGAAATCTTCTCTGCTCGGTCATTGACTTCTTGAGGGAACATTGGCTTGCCGTCTTCGCCAACTACCCATTCGTCCCGAATCGTAACCACAAAGCGAGGTTCGATGTCGGCAATCTTCGCAATGAAGTCCCAGGCTTTACCTGCCAGGATTGGGATATAAATCTTACTTCTCCAGGGAGCAACGTTCTTATACGAGCGAACCGCGTACATGACATCAAAAAAGTCTTTGAACTTCTCAAATAATTTAGCCTGCTCGGTTTCAGCGGTCTGGTGACGCTTTGCCCAGATGAGTGCCTGCTTTTCGTCCTGTTCTCGTTGTTCTCGTGCTTTTTGTTTTTTGTTTGACATTATGCCTGTTGCTCCTTTGTTAAGTCGGTGATGTAGTGTTTCAATGTTTTTTGTGCCCGGTAGAAAGATATTGCACTAACCGTATCACGGCCGTTTAGGTAATCGTCCTCAAACTCAAGGAAGCGATATTCATCACTCTTAGCATACTCCAAAACAAACAGTCTGCGATAGCCCTTTTTGTCGTCGGGGTCAGGAATAGAACCGAGGCATTTGAAGCCCTTAACAACAAGGAAGGCGGCTCTAGGTAGGTCGAAGGTTTTGAAATATTCCATTATTTGTGTTAGCTCCTTTTTCTTTTAGTGTACAGCAGTTGACAAATTGGCGGTAGTGGCTTAACTAAGGAGTCTTCCCGTCCGACTGTCATAGCTTTTCTTCTTCCGTTCAATCGGCTTGCGTGATTGGGTGTAATCGGTAATCAGGTAGCGGGTGGCGTCCATAAGGTGATTATTCTTGTCCTCTGGTGTCTCCGTTGGTTCACCGTAAGCGTCAATTCTATGGGAGTAGGACTCGGCCTCTTTAATCCAGCTAGTACAGTTGCTGGTGACGTGGAGCTTTGGTTTTTGGACGAGCTTGCCGTTTTCTCTTACTTCACGCAGTTCGAGGAAGGAGGCAACTTCTCGGATACCGGATTTCAGTGACCCGTCGCCCTTACGAGATGGCGTAATGTAGAACTTTTTCTCTTTGAAGTTAGCAATGTCTGTCTTACCCTGAGCGTCACCAATAATACGAGAGATGTGTTTGTCGCCAATTTTATCCTGCATAATTCGGAGGGCTTTGTCGGTGGTGAGTTCAGATAGGTAAATCTCGTCATATATCCACCAGTTTTGGTCAAAGTCAATCAAGACAAAGATAACGGCAAACGGGTCAACCCAACCGAAGTCAATCCCCATAGCGTAGGTTCCTTCTTTGGGGACTTCACTCGATTTAACGACGTGGATGTCCTCGTCAAAAGAACGGTAAACTAACCTTGAAGGAGTCTTAAACTCAGCTTGCCACTCCTGGACAAAGGCATCAAGTTTTCCTTCTTCTATGTAGCGAGCTTTTTGACGTTCAAACTCACGCGATGGGAAGTACGGGTTATCCAGGGCCGTGGCATGAGAGTAGAAGTAGTCATTCCCCTCTTTTTTGGCAGTCTTTGCGAGGTCGTAGAAGGGGTTATGTATACCGTTTGGCGTACTAATAAAGATTGCCCAGCCCTCTTGGTCAGCCAGTGCCGGAGAGATAATTGCATCAAACACATACTTTGCATTCTCCATAAAGGCGTACTCATCAAGCACACAGCCAGCCAACTTCACTCCACGGAGGGCGTCTGGGTTATCCACACCTCGAAGGGAAATCGTGCTGGGTGGTTTGTTCTCGTCGTGGTCAACGTGAATCACTGTTCCATTAGGGAGCGTAATGTCGCCTTTAATGTGGTGGAAGGTAATCGTCTTTTCCACATTGTTGACCTTGGCAATCAGTTCTTTTGGAATAACTAACTGGAGGATGTCGTTCCAGTAAATCGACTTTGCCTGACGTTCGGTTGGAGCCACAATGTAATAGTTTCCTTGGTGTTCAAGGGCTTTAGTCAAAGTGTACAGTCCAGCCAGCGTGGACTTGCCTGTATTGTGAACCAGGATTCCGTTGGCTATGTAGTTGTGGTTGTCTTCAACGTGGAGGTCGTAGGAGTCTTGACATTCGAGTACCTCAGCCGAAGATACTTCCAAGTTTTTCCTTTCAAAATATGGCGTATCGACTCCGATTTGAGCGGATATTTGTCGGCTAATAGTATCGACATCGCTAGATTGTTTATCTCTGGGTGTTCCCGCTGAAACTGAAGAATCTCTATCACCTGTGGCTCTTTTAGAACGTGGGTTCCACATTTCTCCCCATCGTTCCGTGTCTGTCTCCCCTGATTCATCATGTGCTGTAGGTTCTCCGCTTTTGTTACCCATTCCAGGTTCTCGATTCGGTTGTCCGTCCTGATGTTGTTGATGTGGTTGACTTGTGGTTTCCCGAGTGGATTCTGTACCCAAGTCTGGGCTACTAACCTGTGCATCTTTATCGTGTGGCCACTGACCATTGTTCGCAAGTACCCAGAACCGTCGAGTGATGGTTTCATCACTGCTGTCTTGAATCCTCCGTAGTGAGATGTCGTCAAGAGCCTCCCCATATTGCTCACAAAGTAGTTGGAGTTTTTGTCTTTGGCTGGGAGCCAGCGCTCGCCAGGCAAGCTGATAAGCGGGAATCCATTGTCCGTCTGAGTAGTATTCGTGGTCATATGTTGATGTTAATTCCTTTCCATTCACCACCAACTTTAGCATAGCTTTAGGCTCTGTGTCTATACCATAATGGTAGGTTTGGAGGACTTCTTTAGGCTCTAGCTGGCGACCATCCTCATTGAGAGTATAAACCATCATTCCTTTTTTTACTTCCGAGATTGGGAGCTGCGTACCGTCTGCTAATGAGATGAGAGTGTCCCCAGTAAAACATCTTCGGGCCCATACCAACACTTTGTAGCGCTGGTGGGAGTTAATCACATCGAGCTGTTTAGGGTGTGGCTTTGGAATCGTTGCCATTACTGGTCAGCCTCGGCTTCAAGCAGGACTTCTTCTTTGTAATCAATTACTTCAGGGGCTATGGTCATTGCTTCGTCTGCCATATTCAAACTGATAATTAGCTTGGTAGATTTGACTTCAATCGACTGCTTGGCTTTTCCAAGGGTTCGGTCCATGTAATGGTTAATGGTTTTGCCCGCTTCTTTGGCAGCGTCGAGGGAGACTTTTTCATCATCAGAGTCCATGTGGTAGTTAATCTTCAGCAGGCGCTTGGCGTTAAGGTCTATCATTGCCTGTTCAATACCCTGTGAGAGGCGCTGTACGACGGGTTCTTCGTCAAGCTTACGCGCAACCACTCCGGCATTTTGAGGACTTAGGTAGGGCTTCTGAATGCGAACTGCTTTTGCTTTGGAGTTGTATCTGAGCTTATCCCGAACGTACTTTTCGCGGTTAATTGGGTTGCGTCGCATTTCAGCTTCAGTGTCGGATTTGATGCTCATTTTTGTTTCTCCATTTTGTGTTACGGTGTTGCCACTAGTGTATCACGAAGTTAATTAACAAAGCTATTGTATAAACGTAAGCTTTACTGTATATATATGAATATACCAGCCTACCACGGGAGTCGCTAGGGGAAGTCGCACCTTGTAAACACAAACAACTCGCAAACGTAATTGTATTTTACACTTCTGATTATCTATTGTATGAACGTTCACACAAACAAGCCCACAGACAGACTCCCCAAGTTATCCACCGTCTAAACACAGGCGGTGATTTTTGTTGCCAGAAGACTGTTGACGTAAGCGGAAATAAGGACTATGATACAAGCAACTATTCGCTTATTGCTAAAATAAACATATGAATAGGGGTACAAAAACTAGCTGTCAAAAGGGTCCTGAAATAAAGGTTCCCCCGATTTCTCGAGGGTTCGCTTATTGCTAATACCTAAATTATACACCTACTAAAGCTTTTGTGCAAATACTTTTACAAACCTGTTCGGAGTCAGACAAAACTCCATAAGAACTTGCGAGTAGCGCTAAACCCAGGCACTGATTTATCACCCCCTCAACGTCAACCTGGTCTATGCGGTGTTCACAAGCAGTTCGGTACAGTTACACCTAGTCAGTTAGAAAGCTAAACGGTCTCAGTAACTACTGTAAAAGGTTCACTACTTCCAATCTCCTCTAGCAAGGAAAAGGGGGTCTAGTGGTACACTATAAATACAAACCTAAGCAAACACCAAACAAAAAGAAAGAAGCCTACCAACATGATACGAACCTGCCTTGACTGTAAAGAGGAATACACGACTGATGACGACTACGAAAAACGATGTGATACCTGCTCCATCCGATGCACCTTTGCTACCAGGCCAATTGAAACTCCTATAGCCGATGAACTCGCAATCGCCGACAAATGGACCAAAGAAACTATTAAACGGGGCTGGAAACAAGCAGCTGCTGACTCCCGCGCTAAGATTATGCTCGATTACAACCTACGAAAAAAACATAATTAGCTATATGTGATAATTCTCGCTTTACTTATCTCAAAAAAAGAGTATTATGTATCTATCCATCATGAGACACGTCTCGATGGAGCACCCTACGGTCGTAAAGTAGGTAAAAAAGACACGAACCGAGCAAGAGTTATCGCGATGATAACCGAGTGTCGAGGGAACATTAAGTGGTAGATTTTAATTTGTCTGAGTCTAACATGGGTTATATTACCTCGGCACTACTTGCGACATGTCTATTGGTAGGCCCAGTTTAATAGCTCCAATAAAGGAGCTATTTCTGGTATACTAGCAATAAGATTGGCTATAAAAAAGTAGCCACCTTACCACCGACTAAAGCGAATAAGGAGACTACCATGAACCAGTGTAACGTAACCGAGTGTGATAATAAAGTTAAATACCTACGAAGAGGTATGTGTAGCAAACACTATTATCAATTATGGCGTATTCCTTATGGAAACAGTATTGTAACAACCGAAGAATATATTGCCTGGAAGGCTATAATACAGAGATGTTGCAACCAAAATAGCCCACATTACAAATATTATATGGGGCGAGGTATAACAATTTGTGATGAGTGGCGACATGATTTCTACGCCTTTTATAATCACATTGGTCCCCGGCCAACCCCAAAACACTCCGTAGACCGTATAAACAACGACGGGAACTATGAGCCCGGAAACGTAAGGTGGGCCACAGCATCACAACAAGCACTAAATAAGAGGCCGCGATTAACACAATTAAACTATAGCCAACATAACACTAGTGGTGTGTATTCTACTACTAATAAAAAGGGCCTTCGATGGACATCAAGACCGTACTGTGGTAAAAAAAGGACTAACCAAGGTACTTTTGATACCCGTGATGAGGCTGTACAGGCAAGTATCTCTTACTTTTTTGAGTTGCCGTGATTACAGCCGTATCTTCTTATCTGAGCGGCTGTTTTTCATGCCTCGTCTAGCCATTCACCAGGGACGTAATCCTCAAATCGGCCACTAGCTTCAATCATATTATCAAAGGCATCAATATCACATTGGGCGACAGTACGCAGATTGACGTGAGCAGGGTAGTCATTCTCAAGCATATACTGGGCCATTTCAGCATACGCCTCGCTTGACTGAAAAATGTACGTACCTGCATGAACCTCACCGCGCATCTCACGAGTTAGGAAAATGTGATTGTACAGCCCATGCACGGCAATGTAATTAAACAGCACTGTATTATCGGGTGTCGCCAAGAACTCCGCGTCGTCAAAGGTTATTTTCATTTCTGGGTTTTCGATGCTCATATTATCGCTCCTCAATTCTTTGGTTAATTTGTAGTAATTCATTGATAACGGCCATATACTCATCATTTGCCTCACAAAGCCGTACAGAGGCTCTGCCGAGGCGCAGGACTATATCCTCGCGTTCCTGTAATAACTCAGGACAATTAGGTAACGGGTCATTTTTCATACGTTCAGGATAGGTCATAACAACAGCCGATAAAACAGAACAATTGGCCATAAACAAACTGCGGTTAGGGCAACCGAGACTATCCATATAATTGCGAGGGCTATTTTGTCTTGCCTACTCATGGCGTAGCCCTGGCGTGATGAGTTCTAGTTGGACTGCCTATCACTTCTTCTAAAAATACCCGCTGAATCCCAAAGGCTTCGATGGCCAGTTGGCCGACTTCGCGTTGTATCGGATGAACTGATTTATGGCGGGAAGCTGTTTCAATTGCCGTCATCAGGTGGTCAATCGACTGCAGCGTATTGTTGCCTGGTTCAAAGTTGGCTAGCGTCCTAGTTAATAAAAAATACTCTAGTGATGGAATTGGCGGCGACATGTCGTGAATGTAGTCGTGGTCAATACGATGCAGTCGTGGAATCAAGCTAGGGGTCTGGCGGATTGCCTTGCCCTCACTATATACTTCCCAATCTC